CTCGTGCTTACCGGCACCCCGTATGTGGTCGCGGCCAACGGTAAGTTCATGCTCCATGACGAACCAAGCTGGTTGCCAATGTCCCAGCCGGCCGGCGGCGACAATGTCGCGGCATTGTCGGTGACAGCGTTGGTCGAGCCCGGCAACCCTCTCCCGATCGCGGTCGCGCCGTTGCTCGCCCCGATGTTCATTCCCCCATACGGATAGAACAGCAGCAGTGACGGCGCCGCGTGCGTCGGCGCCGAGGCGAACGTCACCTTGACCTGGGTCGGCCGGACATATTCGCACGAAATCGCCGAGATCAGCGTGCCTGGCGACGCCACCGATCCCCCATCCATCAGCGACCAGCCGAACCCGTTCCCCGCCTGCAACGGCACGATCAGGTCGGTCCCCGCGTCGTGTATCACCGTCACGATGTAGACCGTCGGCGACTGCTGCCAGACATGGCTGATCACCGGCCCACCGATCGTCGGCACGCCAGCCGGAATCTCCGAAATCGTATCGCCCCCGGTCGAGGCCAGGATCGCCGTCGCCGCCCCGATCGCCGCCCGCTGCCCGAACCGTTGGTTGTCCGGCGCCGAGCGGTGAATCGAGTCGTTCTCCGCGTCGGTCCAGGTGCCGTCGGCGTTCCCGGTCGCGCTGCGCGATATGCTGTCGGAGGTCTGCGGCAGCGCGATCCAGGCGTTTTGTCCCGCGGTTTGCGTCAGGTCATAGTCGCACTCGCGGATCATTTGATTGCCGGGCTCTGGCGTGAAGTACTGGAACGGGATCGGGTTCCACATCAGGAACGGGCACTGTGCCGCCGTCTTGCCGACCCAGCCGCGCATGATAGCGAGGTATCGCTTCTGCGCCGCGAAGAAGGTTGCCTTCTCCGAATAGCTCTTGCCGCTGTCGCTCTCCGACCAGGGCCAGAAGATCGCGGCGACGTCGGCGAGTTCGGCCGCTGGCAGCGCCGTGACGTAAGCCGCGGCCGTGGTCCCGTCCTGGCCTAACGCCCAGGTCGAAGGATCTGACCCGTCATTGGGATCGTTCAGAAACGAGCCGTTGAACGGATCGGACGCCGCCTTGTACAGCCCCTCGCCGCCGATCAGGGTTGAGCCCGGTGTGCCGAGGACGTTGCCCGCCAGCGCGCCAATATACCAGGCCACCCCCTGCGCCATGAGATGCCACGCGCCGTCTTCGTAGCCGTTGACCGCGTTCGACTGGCCGTTCACCAGGATGTTGACCCCGCACCGCGTGCCCCGCGTCCAGCGCGTCAGGTAGCTCAGCAGCGTGGTGATGTCGGCGCCGGTCAGCGCCGAGGTCCACCACGCCGCCTCGTGAAACCAGCATTGCGCGCCGCCGCCCGAGGTCGTGTCGTGCAGCAAGGTCGCGACACCGCCGGCGCCCGCGCCGTTGGGCGCGTTGGTGGCCACCTGTGTCCCGTCCAGCCAGACGTTCACCCCGCCGCCCGCCGCGAAGGCGAGCACCAGCGAATGCGTGTGCCGCCGCGTCAGCGTGACGCCGGCGATGATCGTCTGTGACGCTCCTGGAAACAGGATTAGCCGGCCGCTACCGGCCGAACTGTCCATCTGCACCACCGGCACGCTGCCGAACGCCAGCAACGTCACCGGCGCGGTCGAACCGCCCTGGCGCCAGTTCGGCCGCGACCACACCAGCATCCAGGTCCACGACAGTCCGTTGCCGAAGGTCTGGTTCGGCAGCCGCAGCCCCTGATCCGGGTCCATCACCGGCAGGTACTGGCCCGACGACGGCAGCGCTCCGGGCGGGACCACGATGTTGCGGCCGATCCCGCCGAGAATCCCGTTCAACCGCGCCGTGGTCTGCGGCGGGGTGCCGCTGCCGGCGCCGAAGAACGGCAGGATGGTGCGCGTATTGCCCGACTTGTCGGTGACGCCGCCGACCGCAGTGTTCCAGCCGGGCGCCGTGACACCGCCTGAGGTCACCGCCCCGGCGTAGCTGCTCGCATCCCACCATCCGGCCAGCCCGGCAATGTCGGCCGGCGTGGCTCCGCCGGAGGGCGGCGTCACTACCGTCCCGACCGGCCGATACAGCAGGTGCTTTCCGGTGCCGACATCTAGCGACCGGCCCGGCGCGATGAACAGGATCGTCACGTCAGGAAACCGTGATCGGCGGGCCAACGATGGTGAATAAGGTGTTTCCGGCCGCGTAGCCCATCGCCCAACCGTAATACGTCCCTGGCGTGCTCGGCGCGTTCATGTAGGTGCCCCACCAGGTGCCGTTGAAATTGCCCGCCCACCCATCCGCGGGCGCCGGCATCGGGCTCGGCGCGACCGTCTGGCTGGTCGAGAAACCGATCGCCACGCTCGTTGGCGTGGTGCCTCCGGTGATGTTGAGATTGTAGATGTTCCCGCCAGAACCATGGGCGATCGTCGTTCCGTAGGTGCCCCAGACCGCCGTCGTGCTCGGCGCCGTCGCCGTCGTGCCGTTGACCGTCACCGTGAACGCGCTGGTGCCGCCGGCGTTCACCGCCGCGACCTGGAAATCGTACTGCGTCGAGGCGGTCAGCCCTGTGATCGTCGCGCCGGTCCCGCTGATGCTCGGCACCTGGGTCCAGCCGCCGCCGAGGCTCGTCACCCGGTATTGCACCGTGTAGCTGGCCACCGCCCCGCCGGACGCTGGAGCGGCCCAGGTCAGCGTCGCCGTCGTGGTCGTGGTGGAACCGACGGCGAGGGCGGTCGGCGTGCCCGGCGCCGCGATCGACGGCGCGGCCGTGGTGGCGTTGACCGTCGCCGAGTAGGCACTCAGGCCGGCCGCGTTACCCGCCGCAACCTGAAGGTCATACTGGGTGCTCGATGCCAGCCCGGTCAGCGTCGCGCTTGCCACGCTGGTGCCCGGCGCCTGCGTCCACGATCCCGCCCCGGTCACCCGGTACTGGACCTGGTAGTAGCTGACCGTGCCGCCGCTCGATGGCGGGGTCCAGGTGAACGCCAGCGTGGTTGACGTAACCGCCCCGGCCGTCAGGCCGCTTATCGTGCCCGGCAGCGACACGCCGCCGCCGGAGGCCGTTCCGACGCTCGCCAGCACGATGTTCCCCGCGCTCGATGTGAACGCCATGAACTTCGCGTAGGCGCCGACCCCGAGGCCGATCCCGCCGTTGGTCGCGGTCACGCCGGCGCCCCAGGTCACCGTGCCCGACCCCGACGTGACGATCTCGCACTCGAAGCCCGCGCCCATCAGCGCGTAGTTCGGGGAAATGGTAACGCCGGCCGAGGTCACCACCAGGATTTTGCCGTTGTAGGTCGCGTCCACCGTCAGGTTCGCGGTGACCTCAAGGACCGGCTTCTTGAAGCCGGGAAGGTGCCCCGCGATCCACGTCCACACCGCCGCAAGCGTTTGCCGCGTGAGAACATTGGTCCCCTGGCCGGTCAGGATTGTATCGGCGTCGGACGCCGCCCCGGAGGGCGACAGGACATCGATCGTCTCGGCCGCGAGCAAGGTATCGACCGTCACCGCCACGGTGCTGCCGCCCTGGTCGATCGGCACGGTATCGGTCGAGCCGACCGAACCGACGACGGTCAGGCCCGCCACATTGAATGCGTTCTCGGCGAGCGTCGTCGCGGCCCCGGCAGCGCTCAGCGCCGCGTTCGCCGTCGTCAGCGCCGAGGCCGCGGTCGTGCCGGCCGAGCTCGCGGCCGTGCTGGCCGACGTGGCGAGCGCCAGGACTCCGGCGACCGAGGCGTTCACCGCGCCTTGAAAGGTCGTTACGGTCACGGCCACGGTGCTGCCGCTCTGGCCGATTGGAACGAGATCGCTCGGGCCGACCGAGGTGGCCAGGGCGAGCGCCGGCACCGAAAGCGCCACGGCCGCCGCCGCCGCCGCGCTCGCCGCCGTGGCTTGCGCCGCGACGGAGTTCGACAGCGCAGTGGTGGAATTGGCGAGCGCCGTCCCCGCTGCGGTCAGGGCGGAGGCGGCCGTTGTCTGGATCGCGGCAACGTCGGCCGCGACTACTTCGTCGCCCGTCGCGATCGTCATCCCCACACATCTCCATCATCCCAAACGAACCCGCCCCAGACAGCGACCGTCCCGCCGACCGCTTCCTCGGCGACGATCGGCGTTGCGAGCCTGATCGGATCGTCGGGTTGAATTGTTTCGGTAACGTTGGTCAGCGGATCGCCACGCGGCACGAAGCCGTCGGCATCGCTGATCGTCGCCTCGAAGCTCATCCGGTACATCCAGAACAGGCGGGCGCGATCGAAGGTCAGCAGCTCGCCGCCGGCATAAAACAGCCCGCGTGCGCCTCGTTCCCGGTCGATCACCCAACTCAGTAGCGCGCGGAACAGCGCGTACTTCATCGCCTCGACCGGACTGACGCCGGCCTGGCCGCGCCGATCGGCCGAGGCATCGAACTCGACAATGACGCCGATGGTCTCAGTGACGATCTGGAGGTTGCCGTCCAACAGGTCGTTGCTGCCGACCTCGTCCTCCAGCGGGATCACCACGGCCGCCGGATAAACGAATTTGCCCGTCGTCGGATCGGTGATCGCGATGACGGACTCGACCCCGGTTTCAAAATCGGCCGCGCCGCCGACCCGCCCGCCCAGCTCCGGGCAGTAGCGCCGGAGCTGCTCGATCACCCGCGAAATGTCCATCAGCGGGACATCCGGCCCCGCTGGAATTTGAGGCCGCTGATCACCGCGACGCGCACCCGGTCGGCCAGGCCGTTTGCGATAGCCTGGTCGAGCGCCGGTTCCAGGAACGGGCGCGGCAGCAGGATGCGCTTCTTCGAGATGGCGCTTCGCTTCATGCGGCGAGGTCCGATCGAAACGGCCGATACGAAGCTGGATGCTTTGCCGGTGTCACCGCCGCCGCCCTTCGCGCCACGCGACAGGAACAGGGCGTAGAACTCCGACGCGCGGATGGTGACTCCCTCGCCGTCCTTCCAGACCCGGGCGCGGATCGACCGCGCCAGCTTCCCCGAGACGCTCCTCGGGGGCTCGCCGGGAGCGGACGGGTGTTTCCTGCTGCCTGTCCGGATCAGGGCACGGGCGCGCGCCACCACCTCGGCACCGACGCCACGCATGACGGCGCGCACCTGCTGCTTGCCGGCAACGATCGTCCAGCCGCCCGGCACCGTGATGTGCAGAAGGGCCATCAGATGCGCTTCTCCAGTTCGCAATCGAGCCGCAGGAACCGCTGGCGACCGTCGATCGGCATCACGCGCCGTACCCGGAACCGCTCGACCATTTCACTCTCATCCGGTCGCTTGGTGATTCGGAAAATGACATGCGTCGCGTCAACCCAATCGAGCCACCGAATGATGATGCGATGCGTGACCGGAGTGTTGACCTGTTCGGCCGCATAGAAGGTCATCGTCCCGATCGGCTGCACATCAGCGCGCACGGTCTGCCGCTTCGCAATGGTTTCCAGAAATCCCGGGCTGTCCGGGTCCGCCGCCTGCTCGCGCGTGGCAATCACCACCCGCCAGCGCAGCGAGCCGATCCGGACCGCATTCGGGTCCGGCCCCAGCTCGGGTCCCGGCAAAGGCATCATCTCATCCGCCCAGGAACTGCAATCGCTGCCGATCGAGCAACCAGGTTGCCGCGTCCGGCATCGCCGCCGCGGAGTCGCCGCGATGCTCGTAGAGAAATGCCGTGGTCATCATAATCGCCTGGATCACCGTCGAGGGCACATCGTCTGCCGTGCCATAGCCAGCGACCATCGAGACTTGCAGGTGCCGCAGTTTGGTCCGGTAAGCCGCGAACCCGCCGCTCAGCACCGTTTCGGGGCCGATGAACAGTGTGGCCGGTTCCAGGGTCAGGTCGGCGACATAGCCGAGGATCACCGCCGGTGGCGTCACCGGCAGCGACGCGGGCAAGATCGTCGTGGCGTTGCCCCATTCATCGAGCGTCGTCACCGACAGGATCGACTGCACCGGCGCGCGCGGCAGTTCCAGGGTCTCGTGCAGCCGGAGACGATCGCGAGGCAGCTCAGACGACGGCCGCATGGTCCACAGCAGGGTCTGCGTCAGCAGCGCCCGGCTAAGGTAGCCCTCCGCCATCACTCTTGCCGCCGTCAGGTAGCCCGTCAGCAGTTCGTCGTCCGCGTTGTTGTCGATCCGGCAATGTCGCTTGACCTGCTCGATCGACACCGGCTCCGCGGTCGGTTCCTCCGTCACCGTCAGCGTGGTTCGCACCGCTCGGCCCCCTGTCCTTGCGCACCGGCGCCACCAGGGCGCGGTTGCGATATCCGCCGCGTTCCATCATCGCGTTGCATCCTTCACAGCATTTCCGA